CACGCATTGCCTGCCCAAGTAGGGGAAGCATCGCGGGCGTAATCTGCTGTCCAGGTTGGACGCCGAGCCGCTTTGAAACGTAGCCGATATAATTGTTCACCTGTGCGTCGGTGTTGTCGCCGCCAGCGCTCTCGCGGGGTGCGTAGCGCTCGACAATCGACTGCACGTTATTGAGGCCGCGTCCCATGTAACGCCCCAGAAGCGCCTCCTGCGCCGCGATGCCCTGCTGCGGAGAACTGAACCTCTGGAACTGCATCGATCCGGGGACGCGTAATGCGCCGGGGTTGTTCGCTAGAAAGTTACCCGACGCGGGTGGCGTCGGACCTCCGTCAACCGGAGTGAATGTCACGCCCTGCGGCGCGGGCTGTCCTGCCCCGACCACCTGCGAACGGAGCATCATGCCCTGCGGCGTCATTACAGGCGGATCGAGCAGGTTGTTAGTCCGCGTTTTCATCGCCTGCGCCCATTCCGGCGTTCCCGGCTGCACGCCAGATTCGTAAAGAGCCCTTTCAAACTCGCCCATGCCGCTCGTCGGGTCGAGAAATTGCTTGTAATTCAGCAGGCTCATTTCGTTCTGAAGCGTCCCGGCGCGGTTCGCCTCCGCTCTCGCATCTTCCGCCGCTTGCTGCTGCTGATAGAGGCGCTGCTGGTGGAGATTTTGAAGCTGCTCCAGCCCAGCTTTGTTGCCAAGCCCCGCCGCGAAGGCTGCGAGGAAAGCGCCCGGATCAATCGTTACGCCGCCAAACATGCCGCCGCGCTTGACCGGCTGCGAAGCCGTCTGGAGAACGGACGGGATAGCGCCCGATTGCGGGGACAGCGGGCTGCCGAAATCCGGCTGCATCATCGGAAAAGCCATTATGCGACCCCCAGTGCGGCGTAATTCACCCCGTCATATTCATTTTGAAGGAAGCCTTTGACGTAGGCGGCGGGACGGAGCCGCTTGACCTCATCGGCCATGACGCCCTCATGCCGCGTTCCGGGCTTCTCCCACCTGTAGCGGAAAGCGTAGCGCTTGAGCCCGTCGCCGCGACCGTCCCAGTCGCCCAATTCCTTGATGTCGGCCTTGAGCCTGCGATCCGAGAGGCTGATTGGCGCGAACGAGAACATGTTTGACAAGCCACCGAGCAACGCGGTTCCCCATCCGCCAGGCTGTGTCGATGTGGTCGTTCCCTGTCCGGCCCACAGGCTGCCCATTGAGGCCAGCGGCCCGAGTCCGGCGTATGGCAGTGTGCCCGCAGTCTGTGCCGCCGACAGATAGGCAGGAACACCCGCGAACTGCGCCGCAGTCAGGCCCGGAAGCATTCCTGCCGCCTGCTGCTGGTTGGTGCGCTCCTGGTTGTATTGCCCGAAGCGGATTGCGTCCCCGGCCTGTGCAACTCCCCTAGCGAGCGCCTGCTGGTTGTTATCGCTCCCCGTTCGTCCAGCGAGAGAGAAGGCGGAATTGACCGCGTTACCGGCGTCCTGCTCGCCCTGCCGGACCATCGCATCGGTCATCGGGTTGGAATTGAGGTATTTTCCGCCCAGAACGTCCGTGGCATATCCGGTGGCCGCGCCCAGTGCAGGATTGCTCCCGAACGCCTGCTGTCCGAGCTGCGGCAAAAAGCCCTGAATGCCGCTGGAAATGCTCTGGAGGTTGGGCTGGTTGGCCTGAACCGTGCTGTTGATTGTGTTCGCCGCGCCCTGCGCCAACCCTTGTGCCCACGATGGCAGCGTTGTGCTGCTCGTGGTCTTGCTCGTTTTCTTGCGCACCTAGATCAACTCCCGCGAATAGACCGTGTCATCGCCGGTCCCGCACAACGTCACCCACCCAAGGCGCGGCAGAATTTTGCCCCAACCGCACCGCCCTATCGCAACCAGCCGCTCGGCCCCCGCCAAGCGCGCCAGCCGCCCCAATTCATCGTTCAGAGGCCCAACCCAGCGCCGGAAATCGCGCCCGCCGACTAGTTTGACTTCCACGAACCGCCGTTCGACATCGAACCACGCCGTAGCGACCCCCAGAAGCTCGCCAGACGGCCCAAGGGCAGCGAAAAGCTCCTCGTCCGGCTCAATTACGCTCTGGAAGTTTCCGCGCGCTCTGGCGGGCTCTAAAAAGGCTTCTGCTTGCGGCCACCGATCCCAACTGAGAGGATCGGCAACCACCACGATCATGTCGCGATCAAACCGTGCGCCCGGCAGCGGGCCAGCAACAGGTTGAACTGCGTCACCAGCGCGTTGAACTCGGCCTGCGTCGGAGCGGCCACAGCGTTGACGCCATTGGCCACCGCCGCACCCTGAGCGCCGACAACCTGTGTTCCGCCCACCTTGTAGGACGGCGCATCAAGTGGATCCGATGAGGTCAGTTTCGTTCCTGTGCCGTCCTTGACCCGCAGCAGCGGCGCGGTGTGGCGCATCACATGGCCGACGCTGACCGATACGTCCCGCTCCCATTCCGGCGTCTTGAACGGAGCTGGTGTCTTGACTCTTGGGGTCTGGGGAGCTGTCACCGTCCGTCTCCGGCCTCAAACTCGCATTCGATCCCTTGCGCGTAAGTCCACGTCGCCCCAGCGGGGATCGTCATCTGCACCGTGTTGTAACGCCCGTTGGCCCGCACCGGCATCTTGCCGTTCGAGCGCATCGACGAGCAGGAAACCACGTTCTCCGCGTCGCCGGTTTTCATCCTTGCGTCGATAGTCACGCCAACGTCGGTCGCGTCCGTTACCGGGCGAACCGAACGAATCCTTGCCCTGCGCGCCGGAACCGGCTCGATGTTGGGAAGCCGGAACGTCGCCTGCATTGCCGAACCATAAAGCGTTCCAATCGCATTGCTCGCGTCGGCAATCAGGAGCAAAGGACTGCCACCTGCCAGTGACGGGTCGTCCAAGCTGATCGGAATGGAATCCAGCCCAGAAGGATAGAGCGCGTCCAGTGATTCCAACGACGTGTTGGCGGTAAAGCCGGTGAATAGTCCGGTGAACGGCAATTCCAGGATCGAGGCTCTGTCGAGCACCCAGTTGTAAGCGATAATCTTGCCCGGTCCTCCCGGAACGCCCCACAGCATCAGCGAATTGCGCGGGTCGATTGCCGACCACATCGTTGCGATCTGGTCGCGGGAATAAGCGTTGAAAAACCAGCGATTGAACTTCTCGTCGCCAATCGGCTTGATCGTCGCCCCATCGGTAATCTGGAAGCCGCGCTCGGACAGGAAGCCGATCATCTTGCCGACCGAGCAAACCGAGCCTTGCGCCATGCAGCCGATTTCGGCCGAAATCTCGTCGAAGCGCCAAATGATGTCGTTTTCAGCGCCGATGTAGGTTCCGCGAACCACCGCTCTCTCGGTGAACGCAATGACATATTCGCCGCCGACAATCGCGCGGAGTGAACCCCACAAACTCGGCTGCTTGTCGGCCTGATTAACGCCGAGCGTCCAGACGGCGGTGTTGTTGAACTGGCACCACTGAAGTGCGTTGTCCGTCGTTATCGCCATCGTGAAATCGCGCGCTTGGGCGATGTCTATGGCTGTCGGGGCATCCGTAGGCGTCGATGTTGCGCCGGAGATTAGGTTGTAAGCCCCAATTGTTCCGCCGTCCGCGTGAAGAACATTATCCCCGAACTGCGCCAGCCTCAGTCTCTTGGTCGAGGTCAGCGCGACAATATTCGTCCACGCCGCGCCGGAGTATTTCATCAACTCCGCAGAGGTTGCGGCAAGGAAGGTCGAGTTGCCGTCCGATCCTACAAACGCGCCGCCGCCATTGAACGCGGCTCCGAGCGTGGGCGTAATTCCCGAGAACCCCGGCATCGGACCATAGCCGTTCGCAATCGGCTTGACGTTCCTCGCATCGCTTAGTGTGTTCGTCTGGGATGGGGCCTTGTCCGGCTGCCATTCGCCCAGAGGATAGACTTTAGCGGGCACTCAGCACCTCGACCTGCCAACTTGCCTGCACGTTCCGCGAGCGATGGGAGCAGGACCGTAACGGTCGCCCTGTGCAGTCGTGTTGATCCGGTCAATGACCGCGTCGAGCAGCCCCTTCCACTGTGCCGCGCGGGTTGAATTATCGAGATAGGCTTCGGCGTTGAACAGCGTCCCGTAAAGGTAGGCGTCGGGGTGCTTTTCGAGCAACCAGTTGGACGTGCTAGCGTCGGAAAGCGCCTGAATCCGCGCGAAGTAATCGACGTGAAGAACGATAGCGGAATCCGGTGGCGGGATAAGCCGCAAACCACCGCCGATGAGCGCGTAAAGCTCAGGCGTTCCAACCGACCCATCGTATTCCTCGCGAAGCGCGGGAGGAACCGTCCCGCGAAGAGGGCGATCCGGAGAGCCCTCTACGTAAATTGCGCGCATCGCCAGATAATCAGAAGGAAGCGCCACATCCTCATCCGACGCGGTTAGAAGGGTGGACGTTTCCATTTCACGGGT